GTTTTTGTGACCCAAGTCTCCAAGGTGTATCATCTACTGTATTAGTTGTATATCTTATTTTTACTGCTCTGCCTCTACCTCTAACACTTACTTTTTCTGTTGTGCTGGTTATACTTGCGTTTGATGTTACATTAGAGGAGGATTGAGGATACTGCTCTAACGTAAGTCTTGCCGTCATAGTATTTGCAAGATTGTCAAAATCAGGAACTAGTTTACTGATAGACATCAACTGATCACCATCTGCTATTTCAACAGAACCTGTTTCTAAGAATGCTGTTATGGCTGTGCCATCTGCCTGATTATTACCTGACTCGTGTTCGTATATAAATGATGCACCTGCTGTTAATCCTAGTATGGTAGATATGTTAGCTGTAGCACTGGCGTTATACTCAGTAGCGATTGGTTTTTCATAAACATAAGCACCAAGCCAAGTAGTTCTGCCTAAACTAACCGTATACCAAGTTCTTTCTAGATAGTTATAAGCCACTGCTCTATCAATCTGAGTTGCATTTGCCGAAGGATAGTACCAAATTATTTCATTATACGCTGTATTTAATCCGACAGCGATGTCATTTTTGTTTGTGTAACTGATATCGTCAAAGACAAAATCTTGCACTGAACAAGGCATTTTTTTAACAACACCATCATAAAGATAGAATGCATCGTCAGACATCCAGTAAGCTATACCATTCACTTCTATCGCTGCATGTTGAGCTATAAGACCTGCGTTTGCACCAAGCTGTCTAAGACCAAAAGTAAAAGGTGTTCCAACAAATTGAATACCGTGTAATGACGTGTCGGTCCAGACTAGTATTTGTCCTGATGATTTTACTGCCCCTACTATTTTTGATCCATCTGATATTCGTAAAGACCCAGCCTCATTAGTTGCAACTGGCGTGTAATCTGTTGCATCCTCTCTATCTGAAAATCTAAAAAATAGATCATCTTGACTGCTTGCAGTGCCTATCGTAGTTTCAGTGCCAAAAATTAATAAATGTCTAGTATCTGTAGAAACAAGACTAAATCTTGATGCAGTCGGAGCATTAGATAAGGCTGTAGCTCTCGTGCCTGTTCCTGCAGATGTGTCCCAAATAAATGTGCCACCATCTAAAACGGTTGCAATTAAGTCTTCACCAAAGTTATCTAATGACCAGTTTCTTCCTGTAAGAACAACATCAGAAGTAGAACTAGCTGTGCCCCAAGTGCTACTGCCCCAAGTGTCAGTGCCCCATCCTAAACCATAAGCGGATGTAGCTGGTCCCACGTTTATTTGATATTTTGCATTTCCTGATCCACCACCTCCAGATGTTGATCCTGATGCTGTGCTGGTGTGTGTAACTTTATAATTATTTGCATCAGTTATAGACGTAATTTCAAATTCTTGATTCATGTCCAAACCGTCAATGGATGAAAAGGAATCAAAAGTAACAAAGTCTCCTAATTTTGCATTATGAGAGCTGTCTGCTACGGACACAGTAGTTGTGCCATTTGTTGTGAAAGGATTAGTTAAAGCTTGCGTTTCACGAATGGGTGTGATGTCGTACACAGCACCCTCATTGTAAATATATAATTTTCTATCTGTTCCTAACGCTAAGTATCTTAATCCGTCTAATCCAACCCATGAGTGTGTGTCCCTTACGACACCAACTATTGTTTTATTAGGATTAGGTAAATTAGTCCAACCGCCCCATCTTTCTGGTTTACCATAGTGAAACCTTACAAAATCGGAGTCTATGTACTTACGCTCGTCCCCAGCTGAATAAGCTGTGTCTTGTTTATCTACTCCTGGTCTAAATTTTAAGTCAACTAGCTGCATTTGACCCAGTATTGTATACTAAATCTTTGCTGAGTAAAAGGCACATCTTTTCCTGATTTTGACCTAATTGGTGTTATAGCGTGGTGTATGTAACTAGGAAAAACAACCATTAAATTGTTTCTGCTTGGTATTTCTATTATTCTGCCCTCATCCATAAAGAGCATGTCACCACCACTTAGCTCATCACTTTCATTAATAATTAAATTAAAAGTAAAAAATTGTGTGTCAGCGTGCCAATCATAATATCCATTATTATTGTAAGAAACTACATGTATTTCATGTGTTTTGTTCTTATCAAGAAATTTAAATACATTGTCTCTGCCTTGATTTTCTAAAAAGGTAAAAAAACCTTGATGATAAAACCTTGAGGCTAAATCTAAAATATTCTTGTTATTTTCTGGATTTTGTCCAAAATTTATCCAATAATCATAGCCACCACACTCTTTGTTATAGGCCGAAAATACTTCATGTTTTTGTGTTTGCTTATTAAACCTTGACCATTCTGGTTTACTAAAAGAGTTTATATTTTGATGAAGATCAGATTTTATATTGTTTAAAAAATGTGGCGGTAAAAAGTCATCGCATATTATTATATTCTCACTAGCGTAACTATATCTCATTTTGCCCCCTTAAATTGTGTTCCAACGTTACCTTTAAAAGCATAATTACCATAATGTGTCATACCAGATAGAATATCAGCATATATTTTGCCACCCATATTTTGCCATAAACGACAAAAAGCGTAGTCTTCTGACAGATATCTACGTGTTTCTGGCTCTATCATGGTGTCAAAAAAAGCATAATTCCAATCAGATGTTTTATGATAATCAAATTCTTTTTCGTGTGATTGATTTATGTGTTGATCTGGTTTAAATTTTAAGTCTGGATAAACATTAGCCATTCGTTCAAACACTTGTTTTTTAATCATCATAAAACCAGTAGGGCCGTCCATGACTTCAATAAAACCTTTTTCTAAAAATATTTTTTCAGGATCTTTTACATTTAAATTATATTGTAATGAAGCTGCTAAAAGCTCATCCTCTGATATTTCTGGTTTTTCTTTCAATCGGTTTTTTACTTTTATCCAATCTATAGTTTTCCTAGGATATATACCCGTAACAACGTCTTTATCGTAGTCTAACATTCTAACCACAGCGTCTGGGTTGAAAGCTAAATCAGCATCGATAAACAATAAATGCGTATAATCCCCATCCATAAACAATTGCACTAAGGTGTTTCGAGCTCTGGTTATTAAAGACTCATTACCTATAGTTGCGAACTGAATTTCTATCTTACGTGTAGCAGCTAAAGCCACTAGTTGCATGCAACTTTTAAAATATTCTGTTGTAATTAAACCACCATAACAAGGCGTTCCTATAAATATTTTATGCATCTTTATAAAAAATATTAAGTGTATATCTTTCTGAGCTATCTCCCAATGCTTGTAGATCAGAATGTGGTATTTTACTACCATTAAAAAATAAAGCTCTATTCTCAATAAAACCTATATGTGATGACAAAGATTTTCCTGTCATAAAACCTGTGCCATTGTTTAATAAAGGTTCTCCTTTTACAAATAGAAGAAAATTAGCAACATTGTCTTTTTCTACATCAACATGAAATAAAGGCTCTTTATTGTTTTGTCTTCTGTGAGCACTAACTGAAATAGGTTCTAGGTTTCTGTTAGGAAAAAAATAATCTTTTATTAATTTTAACAATGGATCTGTATGAAAACTGTGAGGAAATGTATGTCTGTAACCATATACTTGACCCTCTGGGTTTTTTACCTCTCCGTAATTAATATTTAAAAAGGTTTCTTGTAAAGATTCTAATGTTTCGATTGATAAAAAATTATCAACGTACATAACAAATTCTGTGCTACTATTGTGTTGCATATTCTACTGTTAAATATTCTATTTTTCTAACCCAACCACGAGGTATTGATATGGCGCCCCCGCCATGATTATCATCTTTATCTACACACCATGATCTCATAATTACTATTTTGTCATCATTATTTACAACCATGTATCCTACTTCTTGGCACACGGCCAACGGAGCAGAAACAATCTCTTTTATGTGTAACCAACCTGTTTCTGTATCTTTTGCATCATGCCATGTAATTCTTACCATGGGAAAAGGTGTACTAGATTTGTTGCTCATCTTTCTCTTTTTTTCTCTTAACAGTTACATTGAAAGACACAGATCTTCTTTCTTCGTCTTGCGTTCTAAATGGGTATACCATGTGAGAGAGCCAGGAGGGAAAAAGATATATGTCTCCTACTCTTGGTGTCGCCTGAAATGTATGTCCGTTAAAGGTTGCAGCTTGCCCACATTGCCATTGAATATCTCCTACACAAGGAAAATGATCTTCGTTTGCGTATTCTTCTTTCAAACTTGGAGGTATTCTCAAATATATTACGCCAGATAAATCACCGTCGTGCACATGCGATGGATTAAAATCACCTGACCATTGTGATACTACCCACATACTTGTTATTAATATTTTTTCTACTTTGTCTGGAGAAATAGTATTGACCATTGGTGGCTGTTCTAAATATTTATGTATTATCATTTGTAAAGAGTTACTCATTGGAGCAAATTCAGTTGATATCATCCAAGCTGGTGGATACCTAACCTCTTGTTTCACATTACCTGCAAGGTGCATAGAGTGATCCCAATCTTTAGACATTTTTTTACTTTTCATAATTTCAGTAGCTTTGTTATCTAATAATTTTATTAATGATTCAGGCAAAGAACCTTTAAAAATAGTAGGACCAAAGGGCCTAAACGCTTGAAATTCGTGTTGTAACTTCTCTGCCATCTTAATTCCTTTCTAACTTATGATTTATCTGTTGTCATATACCAATATTTTGCCTATAAATATACAATTAATTAGGCATATATCCAAGGCAGCCTCCTTGCATTTTAACAATATCATGAATTGCTAGGAGTACATGTTTAAAAATTTTTTTAGAAAAGTCAGAGCTACACTTAAAAATAGCCCAGAAGCATTAGCGATTGCAGCAGGTGCTGTAACGGGATTGCCATTTTTTGGCAATCAAAACCCAATGGTTCAGATGGCTGCTAAGTTTTTACCAAACATACTAACGGCTCAGTATCAAAAGAATCCACTGATGTCTTTTCTTACTAACCAAGCTTTAACTGCTGGAACTGAAAAGCTAGTAGGCACTGATTTTGCACAGGGTATTTTGAATCCAAATGCAGTTCCTGCCACTGCTGACAGTGGAGCTGTTGTTGCTACAGATCAAACTGTGCCTGGAATCAAAGGACTATCAGCAGAACAAGCAGCAGAAGCTAGCGCAGGCATGGGTCAGAAAATGAAAGGCTTGATGGGTTTAGATAAACTCACACAAGATAAAACTGGTTTTAAAATGACAGACATTTTTACAGGTTTAGTTGACGATGATGGGCTTACAGGTAAAGGTAAGCTTCTTGGATCAATAGCCGCGACTCTCGGACCAGGGCTCGCAACATATTTGGCTTTAGTTGGTGACACACCAGAAAGCCCTGAGGCAGCAAAAGAATATAGAAGTGCAGTTGACGACTACTACTCAGCAAAAGCAAGAGGAGAGAATCCTAATCCTGCTGATTACGGATTGTCGCCTACACCAGCAGAAGATATGTTAAAAGGTTTACGATACAACACAGCCACTGGTTTTTTTGAGAATGTGGCGCCTACACGTGGAGGTATGGCTATGGGTGGCGTAGCAGGAATGTTTGATGATGCTCCTCCTATTGATGCCAGATCAGAGCTGATGGAGGTTTTAAATATTAGAGATATGGCTAACATGGATAGAAGAGTTGATCCAGGTTTAGTATCTGTTCCTATGAGCGGTATGTCTAATGAGGTTAAACAAGTAAACACGGGTGGTGTTATTGGATTAGCGCTGGGTGGATTAGAAAAAAGAGGCATGGTACGTGGACCAGGTGGACCAAAAGATGATAAGATACCAGCTATGTTAAGTAATGGTGAGTTTGTATTCACAGCTAAAGCTGTTGACAATGCAGGCGGACCTAGTGCAATGTATAATTTAATGAACAAATTAGACCCAGAGTCTTCGAAAGGACCAACTACATAATGGCAAACGGCGATAACGTAACTACACAGATATCAAGAGAAGCTCCCTTTCTAGAGGACTATAGAAGACGTTTAATGGATTCTGTCTTCGCGGCGACAGATCAACCAATAGTTCCGCAAGAAAGAGCAATAGCACCATTTGATGAGTTTCAACAAGCAGGATTCGGGGAGGCCGCTAGACAATTAGGATTCACCATGGATCCTCAAACAGGAGCTCTTACTAGAACTGGGGTAGCGTCCTTTCAGCCTTTCTTAGATCAAGCTTTAGCAGGCATGCAAACAGGTCAACAGACCGCGGCCAGTGGCATACCAGCATTACAAGCAGCACAAGGACAGTTTGATCCTAGTCAAAGTAACTATCAACAGTTTTTTGATCAGTATCAAGCTGATGTAACTGATCAAGCTTTAAAACAGATGGATGAAGAAGCTGCAAAAGCGCAAGCAAATTTAGCAACACAAGCACAAAGAGCAGGAGCCTTTGGTGGATCTAGATTTGGCGTGCAAGAAGCTGAGTTAGCTAAAAATTTACAAGATATTAAATCAAGAAGAATATCAGAAGATTTATCAAGAAACTTTCAGCAAGCTCAAGCAAAAGCCATGGATACTTTTGAAAGAGCACAAGCTAGAAACTTGGGTGTAGGACAGGCTTTAGGTCAGGCAGGAGCAGGGCAAGCTAGTTTAGGACAAGGTATCGCTGGTTTAGGACAACTAGGATTTGGTTTAGGACAACAAGGAATAGGAACTTTGGGGACAATAGGTGGACAAAGACAAGCTAGAGATCAAGCGTTAGCTGATGAAGCATTAAGATTAACGACTGCTAGACAGCAAGAACCACTATCTAGATTAAGATTTGTACAAGATCAATTATCAAGAGTTCCTTCTGCTCAGCAGAGAACAATTGAACAGCCTATACCATTCACTAATCCACTATTAGGTGCAATTGGAGCAGGTATATCTGGTCTAGGTACGTTTGGATCCATATTTGGTTCAGGGAGTAATTAATGGTTACGTATCCTGATCCTAATCTAGAAGATGATATATTTGATGTAGGCACTGAAGGCAGCGGCACGGATATCGTGAACCCACAGAATACAGACTTTGTCAACGTAGAGACAGCATCTGGTGTGAACAGGATGCCGACAAATTTACCTGGAAGTATTTTTACTAATTTGCCAGATCCAGGACCAGCACCTGAGCTTAACTTAATGCAGTTTTTGTTAAACAGAGAAGAGTTTGCAAACCTTGTAACACCAAAAGCAAAAACAAAAGAAGAACTTGATGCGATGTTTCCAACGCCAAGTTACAAGAGTGATAAATATTTAGCACTAGCAAAAGCTGGTCTTGCTTTAATGAGACCTACAGTTGGCGGAAGAGTAGCTCCAGCGATTGCAGGAGCAGGTACTCAACTACTTAATGAAGTAGGTAAGATTGCACAGGTGGAAAGAGCTGCAAAAGCAAAAGCACAGGCTGGTAAAATTAATTTTAAACAGCAAGAAGAGGCTAGAAGATTAGCCGCTATCGCGCAAGCTATCGGCATAAATCAAAATTTACTACAACAACAAGAAATAAAAACATTTGAAAATAGAGTTAAGAATCATGCTCTTAAACAAGAAGCTTACAACAAAATGGTTAATACAAACGCCAAAGCAGCTATGGAGTTTGGTATTGATAAGTACAAGTCAGACCCCGTTCAAATACGATTTTTAGATAAAAATGGTGTAAGAGTAGAGCGTGCAGGATTTAGAATGAACAATCAATATTATGTGCCGACACAACAAAAAGACATAGCTACGGGTGATTTTATTTATGAATTAGTTCCTGACGCAACCACAGTAGAAATCATATCTACTAAAACACAAAACGTAGATGATGTTACAAAGAACATGACTCAATACAACGAGCTGTTTGCAGATTATAATAATATAGCAAAAAACATTTACTCACTAAGACAGATAATGAAATCTGTTGATCCTGAACTAGGTGGTGATCCAACTCGTGTTGCAATCACTGGTTACATTAGAAGACAAGTGCAGAAGTATGGTCAAATCGCAAGTGACTTTACTAAAGACTTTTTCACAGATGAATATACAGACACAATAACTGGTAGTAACAAAGGTGGTAAAGGTAAAACAGTTTGGTTAACAGATTTAAGTGACATTATTGCGATGAGTGATGACGCAAGTATATCACCTGAAGCAAGAGAAAACTTTAAGATGATTAACAACCTGCTTGATAGTATCGAGGCGGACGGTCTTGGTTTAATAGATAGAGCAAAAGTAGAAGATCTAAGTTTACACTTTGAAGGTGACACAGAAGCAGAGAGACAAAGAAACAAAGATTTAATTTTT